GCTCAAGACGTGCTTTGATCTCGAGGTAGAAGAGATGGTACTTTGCCATCCGAGCCAAGTCCTTCTCAGTGACACCTTTCAATCGACGGATATCGCTGTTGTGTCGTAGGTCAGCCATCTTGACTTTCATGGCGTCTGTGTTACTAAAGATGACTTCCTTGTACTCCTCTAGCGTTTGTCCTGGCTGCTTGGTGAGACACTTCAAAGCAGAGATGATTCGTTCAGACATACCCTCATCACGTAGATCTTTGTATGTGACCTTAGTGTCTTCAACAACATCATGAAGGAGAGCCATACACATGAGTTCTTCATCATTGCTCTTCAGGTAATGCATGACCTTCAAGGGATGCAAGATGTATGGAGTACCACCTTTATCGAATTGGCCATGATGAGCATTTGTTGCAATCAGTAGGGCCTTGTCAAGTCTTTCACCGCGTTTCATTTGTATTCCTTTACCAAGCGATCCATCTCACGATCAAATCCAACGATTGCCTTAGCCTTGTACTTGAGTGCTCTACGAGCATAGCGATTGGCTTCATCTGTTGTTTCTGCTAAATCCACAAACCCTTTGTATGCATCAGCCTTTTCAATCTCATCAACTACAGTGCCAAGAGCAATATAAAACATAGATTCGATTTTCATTTTGCTTCCTTTTCGTTCAACATGTTTGCCAATGCTTTGGCTAACTCTAAACTAGCTGCTTCAGCAACGTTCTTACCAGTTGCATCTTCTACCCAGTAACCATGTACACGGAAGGGAAGAGTGAACCATGTGTTACCAAGGTGAAGTCGTTTAGTTGTGTTTTTTGTTTCCATGGATTTATTATACCACACTGAGCGGGATTGTACACCAATAGTTGACTGTTTTAGTATACTATTAGTTCTTGTACAAAGTGACACGTTCAGGATATGAAACACCAGTCTTACATGGAAGCATTACGTTACCGCCATCAACTTTGTAGATGATGTATGTAAAGTGTTTGTCCACATAGCTTTTACCAGAACGCTCTTTGTAACCTTCAGACTCATAGCCTACAAATTCACCTACAACCTTCTCATTCTTGAATGTTTGAGGTTCTTGGCTTGTCCAGTGATATGATACACCATAAGCAATAGCAACTACAATGGTGACGAGGAAGAAGTTAACAAAGAATTCATCAGCACAATTCATTAGGCATACTACCAACCATGTTGCACATACCATACAAACAATGAAGAGGCCTGCATGGTCAACTGGGATGTCTGCTGTTGGGTAGAATGAGTACATTTGTTAGTCCGGTTTGTTTGATTTGATGGAATAATTATACCATACGTGCGGGCTTTGTACACAACTTTGTGCAATAGTATACTAAACTTAGCTGTATACTAAAGGATTACAGTAAAAAGCATGCTAGGATGAAGCCTAGGATTGGCGACCCAGTGAACACCAATGCTAAGACGATAATCCAGCCGAAGAAATTTGAGTCACTCATAGTGGTCGTTCTGGTCTACCCATGCACTGTTCGCATGTTGGATCGCTGCATTTACTTTCTGTCCACTCATTGGTTACCCTATTGTAATACGCATCCCATTCATCAGAATACGCGAGTGTCTCATCATAGCCAATAAGCAGAGCAATACGTGTTGCTGCTAGGTCAAGAAGATCGGCCAATCGATCAGGCTTACCTTCTTGCACCGACTTACGTGTTGTGATCTCTCTACGTGTCTTTGCTCTACCACGTAGATCATCAACCAATTCTTCATTTGTCATTCTATACATCCTATACAGTCCAAATCAATAACAAGAAAGTTGCTGCTACACCAAGCACAAAGAGGATGAATGTTAATGCAAACATAATGACAAACCACGCTGGCATTAATCGCGTTTGACTCTTCCACAATGTTTCAGATGCCATGACACACAAGACAATCACAACCAATAATGTGAGGGTAAGCTTAAATGCAATTGCTAAAGGTGTCATTCTTTTTCCTTGTTAGTCTTTGTCACCATCATGAAACATGCTGCCAATAGGAATACCCACATCGACCAACCACGTTGATCTACGAGATACGCTGAACCTGCAACCAAGATGAGGTTGTATAGGATAACCAATGCTCTGATCATACTTCACCTGTGAGTTTCTTGATCAACAGAGATTGCTCATTGACACGAGTCATCAAGGAGCGCATAGTCTCTTGTTCTTTCTTCCACTTTTGATACTCATCATAACGACGTTGCAAGTTAGGCATGTCTTGCATCACTGTTTTGTATTGAGCCAACTCATGACGTGCTTTATCACGTTGGTCTTTAACTCTATTCATCTTCTTGGTCAATCGGCCAAGTTCGATCTCATGTTTTGATGGGCGTTCAATCATAAATCTGTCTCCACTACTTGAAAGATCTTCCAGTCCTTCATGGGACTTTTACCGATCACATAATTCTTAAACTTTTGAGCATCCTTTACGGTGTCAAATTGTACTTCACTGAAGTAAGCATAGCAACCAATAGCACCATTACCTTCAGGCCAGTAGTGTGCTACCACATAGTTTGCCTTCAGTTCAGTACACTTCTTTGATGATGTCATATTCTTCCTTAGGATACTTCTCGAGAAACTCTTCAGTCTTCACATACTCATTGTATGACTTAGCATCAAAGAATACTTTCTTAAAGACACTCATGTGATTACGTTTAGGACACACTGTAAGATACACCGATTTTGCTTTACCTGCCATGATTATTCCTCGTATTTAAATTTGATTTTGAAACAGGTCTTCTCTTTGAACTTGCGATAAGTCAATGTGAGAAATGAAGGTGGTCCATTACGCTTTTCATATGAACCATAACATGCTTTGATGTATGCTGCACGTACAGCTGGGATAAGCTTTTCAGCAATAAACCACATCAGAACTAGTAATGTAAACAATGCAATAGTAACAGTGTACAGAATGTATGCAACTTCAGCAAATACACTCACTGCTATATCGTGCATAACGTACATGTATATTTCATAGAACATATTACCAGTTAGACCAATGGCAATCATTATTGCTGCAGCTGTTAGTGTAAACCAGAATGTACCCCAGAAAACTGCTCGGATGTATGAACATAGGTCATTGTCATCTCGCCACTCACGAACACGTCGTGTACCAAAGTTAGCCAACTTAAAATGCCAGGACTTAGTGTCCAATTCGAATTCCATCATTAGTACGCCACTCCATAAGCATAAAATTTACCATTATCGTACTGACCGGTTTCCCAGCTAACACGACGATTACCACAATCACAACGACGATCTACTCCATCCCAACCTAGACATTCCATATCACTATCATCAAGATAGTCGTTGCAGTTCATTCCTTCAAACTCATCCACACCACCAGCATCAATACCGGCTTGGATAGCTTCCTCAGCTGTATCATATAGAGTCATATTTTATCCTATCATCACAGAGTTCTATTATACCACATTCTAATCCCGCTGTACAGGGTTAGATGCATTGTTCTACATCAACAAGAATACGTTTGAGTTCATCGATGTTCATGACTAACATATGTTTAATCACCTCATAACCAACATGTTCACTGGTTGTGTATTTTGCTAAGAGTGCTTCCTTACCAGCGATTGTGTTACGCAAGTTTTCTGCTACGGTTTGAATGCTCATTTTTTATTCCTTAAATGGTTGTACTAAATTCAATTGTGAAGTATGGACGAATAGTCTCGCCATCTTTGTAGATGCCATCAAAGTCTACATCGATACCTTCAGCGTAAGATTGATAGCCTTTATTGCATTCACGAACAGAGAATTCCACTTTATATTTCTCACACATGGCAGCAAACTCTTCCTGAAACTCAATAGCAACTTGTTCTGCCACTGCGCGCTGTCGAGCATTTTCTCCTTTGCTAACGTACGAGCTCTCATACATTTTGATTGTCATATAATCTCCTTAAGCGTAAGCACCGCTTGTTTGTTCAGCACCTGGAATTTCTTCACATGCACATTCCCACATAGAGAATGACTCATAGTAACCAGTGAAGTAGTATGCCTTCATCTCTGTCTTACAATGTGGACACACTGGCATTACAATTTCTTTTTCTTCCATAATATTCTCCTTATTCACCGATTATCACTAAGTCACCATAGTCATGGATGTCTGATGCAACCACTTCGTTTTGGTACTCTTGGTTCATTGCCATCTCAACACGAGCGTCTTGGTTAGGCAATGCTTGCAGTATTTGTATTAACTCTGCAACAGTTAGAGTTTTTTCTGGTACGTACATTTTATATCCTTAAACAAAATCAAAAGAGAAACCAGCAACCGATTGGCTGGAAACAATTATACCACACTTAAAGTTCTCGATCAATGCAGTCTCGATCTTAGCAGCTTGTTTGCTACTGATCTCTTCTACAAAGAGTGTACCATTGTAGAAACTAGCAGTGTTCTTAGCAATGATGTTATTGACGATGGTGAGCGCTTTCTTTTCGAATGACATTTTACTGTTCCTTTGTTTGTTTTGTTAGATTGATTATACAACATGTCGAGAATTTGTACACCGTTATTTTAATAGTTGACTAAAACTAGCTGTATACTTTAGGTAACAAAAAGGGCTCCCGAAGGAGCCCAATGAAATTGAATACTTTTGTTTTAAGATTCTTCTCTAGGTAAATTGTAGTATTTGTACACTCTTACATAATATGCAAAGCGTAATGGTTCATGTTCTGGATCAGGTAAATCATCACCAAAATATGTCTTTAATGCTTCATACATTTCAAGAGCTTGTTCATCTGTCATAGGTTCACTCCATCATCTTCATCAGGTTCTCCGTATGGTACAACATACCAATCATCTTCCTGTAACACATACTCACCACGTTTTGCTTTCTCATCATTCTCTAATTGTTGCTCACGTTTCTTGTTCATGAGCTTCATATTAGCAATACCTTCAGGTGTCTGCATGTATTCATGTTTGTTTTGACTTAACTTACGTTTAGTCTCATCCGTTACATCACGTCCTTTGTTAGAACATGCAGTTGAGCAATATGAACCACGACCTTTGTGGATGATACCACATGTCGGGCATTGCTTTGGTTTATAACGTCCTGGTTTAATGTTTTGCATATAGAACAAAGGGGACCGAAGTCCCCTTGTATTAAGCTTCGTTAGCTAGTTTGCTAAAGTAACTCAATGTGTCATCCTCATCACCTGCATCCATAGGAGCATGTTGAGTACGACCAGCGCTAGGAGCTGAAATGCTTTCATCTAACTTAATAGACTCAGCGGTTGTACGTGGAGCAGAAGCACCAAGTACACGTTCCAACTTAGCTTTCAACTCATCATATGTTTTGTACTTTGAAGCATCAGTGAAGTCCTTCAATGTATAAACCTTTGAGTAGATACTTTCAAGTTCAGCATCATCACCATTTGCAACAGCGCTTGGCTTATCGAACTCAGACTTATCGTAGTTACGATAACCTTCAACGTTACGAATCTTCAACTTAAAGTTAGCACCTTCCCATAGATCGAATGGGTTAACAGGTTGCTCATCTTGGAATTGAGGTTGCATAACATCCATCATCTTGTCAAAGATCTTCTTACCGAATTGGAAGAGGAATACTTTACCTTCGTTTTCTGGATGTGCTGGATCGCTTACCACTAAGACGTTAGCAACGTAGTGAAGACGACGCTTCTGTTTACGTGCGATTTCCTTATCGCTATCCAATCCTGAGTTCCACAACTTAGTGTTGACTTCACCAACTGGGTCAGGTTGACCAATAGAGGTCAATGACTTTTCGATGTACCAACCGCCTGGGCCTTGAAAGCCGTGGTCCCAATAACGAGTCCATGGCATGTCTTCACCGCTTGGAGCTGGCAAGAAACGAAGTACAGCGAAGCCGTTACCAGCTTTGTCCACTTCTGGTTTCCAGAATCGATTGTCTTCGTAGGATTGAGTTTGACCTGCGCCGCCAACTTTATCAGCTGCTGCGACGAGTTTATTGATAGCGCTTGCGCGACTTGCTTTGAGATTTGCTAATGACATTGTATTTTCCTTTTATTAATGTACAATTTTAAACAGAGTATGGAATAACTATTATATCATGTTACGTTAGATTGTAAACAATCTTTTAACGTTTCCTTGACTTTTTCGTCATTCACCGTGATAAAGCCATTATACTTCAAGATCTTCCTAGAAAGTTCAGGCCACAAAATCGGGTCTTTAATTTCTTTGTTGAACTTGGGCATAAAGCCTAAGTAGCGATTGAGAACTACAAACGTTTCAAGAGGGATTTCACCTTCTAATAGTTTTTTGACTAATAGAGGATGTTGTCCATCATCAATAACGAATAAACTTTTGAAGTCATTATCGCTTACTAATTTATATATATCGTTCTTAAACCTATAAGTGAAAGATTCCATTAACGCTTTGTATTGTTTATACGTATCGTCAGCAGTTTCTTCATGTAGATCACCAATCCACTTCGTGCCATGATGAGCAAAGTTGCATGCAAAGAATGTTTTTAATTCACTCAGTCCATGCTTCTTTGCAATCTTGGCAAAGAAGTACTTATCACGTCGAGCAAAGAAAGACTTAGGTGTTACGCTAGTCTTCCCATTATATTTGAAGTAGTCGTACGATCCTTCGAAGTGTAACTTACATGCGTTGTAAATTTTAAAAGCTTCAAAGGGTTCATTCGAATTGTAGCTCATTCTTTTTCTTCAAATAACCAAGATTCATCCCTTCAGCTTCAAGTTTTGCTTTGATGGGATTACTTAATAATTTAGCAATGTCCTCTGGGTCAATCATACGTTCCTTGCATATATCAATGATAGCATCAAGGTATGTAGATCGATCTGTCTTCATTCGTTTTTCGACGAGTTCAGAGAACGTCTTCTTTGTGAATAGACCTTCTGGTTGATCGCTCATAGTTTGTCTTTATAATATATGTGTGTACCAATGGAAGTTACCTTCTTTAGTTTGTGCCAGCCAGGATTCACATAGTTTGCATGATAATACGTTGCGCCTTGAGTGACGTCAACACCTTTTTGATAATACATTTCTAACGCTGATCTAACAGCAGTCAGAGATTCATTCCAAACTTCTTGGTCAACACCGCGACCCATAAGTTTCTTATCACAATACCAAGAGAATTGACATGTAGTCTTGGTGCTACTCTTGGTACGTGATTGATAGACCACTTCGCATGCTTCCTTTGGGAATGCTGGGTCCTTCATACGATTTAATACTACGTGAGTTACGGCGATCTGTGACATTTGACTATCACCTTTCGCTTCATAGTATGCGTTGCGTGTTAAACAATATACATCTTGGTCGTTTAGTGGGATCGGATTTACAATTGCCGATATCCATGTTGCGATTGAGAGTAATATTTCGTTCATCTAGTTGCCTTTAGTATGATTGTATCTTCGTTCAATCGTCCATTTGGTGCACTCGGTTTTGTAGTGAGCGCAACAAACGCCTTAGCTGCTTTCATCTTTGCAGATGTCAGTACCTCGGCCAGAGTAACTTCAGGCTTACGCAGTTTGCGTGTTTCGGATGTGGATTGATCGTACTTGGTGATGGTAGTACCCTTGATTTCGAATCCAACGCCTGACTCAGCGATGTATCGGGTAAGTGCTTTATACTTAACGTTGTAAGTCCAAAGCTCTGTTGCTCCAATAATCTGAGACGGATTGATAGAAACTAATTTATTCTCAGGTGACTCCTTCAAGTACTTTAATTTTGAGAGTTGTTTCTCGATTGATACAGGTTTCTTTGCGCGTACCTTACGGACAGTTTTGGTGTTAGTGCCAAATCGCTGAGCGTCTGTAATGATACCTTCGAACCAGCCAACAAATTCTTTCTTACGTTTAGCAGAAAGGTGACTGTAAGCTTCCACTAGTTGTGGATCTGATTTATTTATAGCTTCCTTCATCTCGGTGAGATGACGCTGAGCCCAATCAACAATGTACTTAACTGCTTGAGTTGGTAGAATTGCTGCCTTCATGGCTTCATATACGTCAATCTTTGGAGACTCACCCATGATCCATTGGTCAAGCATGTCTTCAAGATCACCAAGAACAGTTTCTTGAGCTTTGAATTTGATACGATCTTGTACAGTTACAACAGGTGCTTTGTTTGCATCGTCTTCAGCTTCTCTATGAGCTACCAAACGCTTAGCGCCTTTGAGCAACATGTCTTCAACGTTATTGTTTATCCATGTATATTCTTTATCACGGAGAACAAGACCACGGCCACGCATGCGCAGTAGAGCTCCAGATTGTAAGAGACAGCTCCAATCAGGCGCAGCATTGAGCAATTCAATTTTGTCTTTATCAAAGCCAAGTTCGTCTTTAGCATATTTAATTACATCCTTCTTAAAGTTCTTACCAGTGTAATAGTAGTTATAGAAATTGAAAGCACGCATCAGGGCAATCGTACGAGCTTGCTCATCTTTAAACTCAACACCATGATGAATGGGTTCTTCACCAGTGTAGTTGCTATCAGCGTGAGCTGGATTTGCAATACGCTTACGTGGTGGTTTATATGCTTTGCCGTCGATCTTAATTGTTGCCATGATTGTCCTTTAGTCTATACTACTATTATAACACACTTTAAGCCCGCTGTACACTCTTCACTGAATCAATTTTGAATGATCGCCAGCCTTGAGACTCTAAGTCCCATACTGCAAGCACATTATCATTCTCAACTTTAACACGATCAGTCTTCTTTTCTTCGGTTGACTGCGGGATAAGTGTCTCATTGAGTGTACACTTCATCACACGTTCAGAGCCATCAACCTTAGTGAATGTAACGTTTGCTGTGTAAGTCTTAAGGGTAGACTTAATACCATCTTTTGTGAATGTCATTTCTTCTTTTCTTTCTTTTCAAGTTTATCTTGAGCTTCTTTAATGCCATCATCGATATAACCATCAAGCTTTTGCTCAATGATAGTCAACACCTTACCTGACATTTGTTGAACCTTATCACTCTCTGCAACTTTCTGAGCAGCATAAGCACCAACCATTGTGTATGCAGTCTTTTCGCTTGGCAATAGAATCATTACCCATGCTGAAGCAATAGCAACCCAGAATGCTTTCCACAAGCGCTTCTTAACGCCTGCTTCTCGCTCATCGTCATGTGAATAATCAATCCAATAAATGAAGTTACCTAGACCGACTGCAGCACATGCACAAATTAAACAGAAGAAGAATGCGCCAATGCCATGCAATAAGCTAATGACATA